GTGGATCATCGATAATAAGTAAGTCCGCCCCTCGTCCTGTGATAGAACCGCCAACACCCGCTGCATAGTATTCCCCACCATGATTGGTCTCCCATCGGCCTTTTGCCTTACTATCTTCTCGTAGTTTAACATCTCCGAAGATCTGTTTGTACTCTTGGCTATCAATTAAGTTACGAACCTTAGATCCGAACCTTCCAGCAAGTTCAGCATTGTGAGACACCTGCATAATTTTCATTTTAGGAAATTTACCGATCATCCATGCTGGGAATAGATAAGATGCAAATTCTGATTTTGTATGACGCGGTGGCATATTAACGATCAGTCTACCTCCTTTTTGTTTAGAAATTGTGGTTAACTCATGCGCAATATGTTGGTGATGTCCCCACTTCTTTGGGTCCCTTTCTTTTCTACAAATGAAATCTGGCCAAACAGTTTGAACAAAATATAAAAAATTATCCTGACACAATTTAATGTGTTCAATGAAAACTTTTTCGACTCTGTCGCGCAACTGTTCAGTTGTTAGTAATTCGTGCGACATAACTATTTCATAGTGTATACATGTATGTAATAGGTTGTAAAGCCCTGCTCTCCAAGTAACATATATCGTTTCAAGGGGGGTGCCATAGGCCAAAGCCACTATCGAGTTTTGATAGTGGCTTGGTACCTCTATGAGTTGTGTATTGATCTATCTAATAGAGTTTAGTCTAGGTCTAAACAGATTAGTTATTCTACGTTGGTAATGCCTAAGATTATTCCATGAGCATCTGAGTATTCTAAGTTTATGTACCTTAGTATTTAATTTATAGTTGCCCATAATACATTGGTACACATTCCTCGAACACCCGACATAGTCCACTCTATTATACTTGGCGTTAATGAGTAGATACACCCCCGAAACAATCGGGGGAATATCATTAGCGTACTTAATTGATATCTTGCTCATTCTTAGGTTTTCCTAATAACAAGTTAAGTACATCTGCCATTTTAGTAAAGACCTTATTTCTAAAGTCATCAGCTAAAGGGTTTCCATTATTAACCAAGATAAATTCTTCAACAGCGCTTTCCAAAAACTTGTAAAGAATTTCATAGTTAAGACTTTTCACCCGCTCATCATTAACAAGCGCATGCAGTCTAGATGTATCTAAGTTATCGCCTAACTTTTCTTCTAACATTTTAGAAAAAAGATTTGAGGGTAAATTATTATTTGACATCAAAACCCCCTAAATCTTTTTTAATTGCTTTATCAAAGTCAGCATTAAATGGTTTGTACTCAACAGTATCAATAGTCTTATAAAATTTATTAATACAATCTAACAATTCGCTGTCATTCATTGATTTAACATAATCAATAAATGCAGTTGAATCGAATCGCCTTTGAGTTTTAGTTATTTTTTGAACATAAGATTTACTATCTAAGATAAGTATATTTATGTTCACTTGGTCAAAGATACCACCAACGATATCTTTAGTATCTTTTCTTAAAGTGTTGTACTTTTTAAAAAGATACGATTGTGCAACGTATGACTTTAACACTCTTTTTTCAGCGCTTGATATGATTGGCTGATTTTTTTGTTGTATTGTCATTTTTGTTTCTCCTCTTTGTTTAAGTTAAATAAGATAAATAATTTATCTTATCTTGATAAGATAATGCCTAAAGTAAAAAATTGCAATACTTAAAAAAAATAAATTTTTGATTGGTTTGTGGATAAAAAGTCTTCCATAGATTGCCACAGATTAACGAAATGAAGTTCCCCCTACCTGCCATGCCTAGAGTTTTTGCAGTCCTGCAAAGATATATGTTTGTATGAGATAACGAGAATTAGATAGAGCGGTTAGTGATTAACCTACTTAACTGTTGCAACAGCAAGCAACCTCGCAACCGAGATTTTATTTTAAGACAACCTCACTAACCACTTTATCTAATTGGATAGAGCGGTCTAGTAATTTCAAACCTAGTTATCGGGCTACTAGACCACTGTATCCAATTTTGGCGAGTGGTCTAAACAGGAGCTACTCTGACAAAAGACCACTCATATAAACGAGGGCGAGGATATTACTCGCCCCCGAGAAACTTAATTACCACCAACTTGAATAGTACACAAAGCGACCAGCTTCAAGTTCTTTTTTTGCTTTGTTTATTATTTCTAAATCCTCTTTTTTCTGTTCCTGATATTCTTCGTAAGAGTAACTGTCATCACCAAAAAAGAAACCTTGCGTGGCGGGTAGCTTTTCCTCTTTGACATCTTTCTCTAACTGAAGCAGTTCATCATGGTCAACGTAATACCGAACACAGTTGAAATCGGTATCCACGTCATTGTGTCGGTTACACCACTTCTGTTCAAACCAACCATGCAGACGATTGTGCTTTCGCCAATATCCTATTTCCCTTTCTTGTTCTTCTTCGCCCTCTTTCTTTTCTCTGCTCTCTACCTCTAAACTATCGAGATGTTTGTCGGTGCTGTACATGTACATGTCTAACCCCATTGTTCACTCCTTTGTTTACGTTTGTTTTCTTCTGTCTTATCATAATAAGAGTAGTTGTCAACTAACTTTTTGGTTGTATTAAAACATGCCCGCCCCAGAGGTGATTGCCCAAGCAACCAAGATGGCCGTGATCCCCAGAAGGTGTATGAATGCTCCTTCGGCAAACGCCCCCAGTAAAACGAGAATGACGAGAATCCAAAACACGAGATATTAATCTTCCACGTCAATGACTTCTTCAACCTGACGTTCCACTACCTCTTCGCTTTCCACATCTGCTGGGATCTCCCATTTGCCGTAGTCTGCAGCCTCCAGAGCTTCTGCCTCGGACGAGGCCTGAACGTAGACCCTACGAGCAACGACATCCGAGACCAGGACGAGATAACGTTTCTTGACTTTACTCTCTTCCCACGAATGTCCGTTTGCAATGCATTTGTCTTTGGATCCCCCGACCAGAAGATATTCCTCACCAGCTACTGGCACATCTTTCCTAGTCATGAAGAATCCTGCTCCAAGTTACGTTATCAGCATTTAGCTTCAGGAGTGCCTGCTTGCTGTAGATAGATCCTACTTCATCGTACAATCCCAGCTGCGTCCCGTGTACCTCACACAGAATGGTCTTCTTAACTCCTTTGCCTTGTCGCGGTGACTCCATGATCTTCGCCGTCACATGGTGTAGCGGATGCAGATGGTTAGTCTTGATCACATCTCCCTTCTGTAGATCTTTGAAGTAGATGAATTTTTGTGACTGAGTCATATATGTTCTCCTTTGTTTAAGTTCTCCCATCTATATAAGATAGGTAATCCTGAATGTCAAGAGCTAATTTTTATTTTTTTTCCTGAGCTGCGAAGGTGCTGGTGTCATGTGTTACCTAGCCATATGCCTTTCATCACCGACCAACGAGAAACGGGATCGGAAACCAGAGCTCGCTGCGAAGGAGCTGCCCCCGCATATTAGTTATGCATTTAGTCTTGTATTAATCCCAAACGGCAACGGGAAACCTGAAGCTACGCCTTCGTCCCCGCATCCAGAGCTGCTGGTGGAAGGTCCTGCGGTGTTCGTTAACAACGGGAAACGGGAAATTCATAACGGCAAACGGGCACGGGAATCTGAGCTGCTGGATCCCTGAAGGATGCTAGTAGTGAATGAGGATAGCTCGTATTTCATCCCAACGGGAAACGGGAACGGGGTCAGGTGTGCTGTGTACCTTTACGAGTTTTGGTAATGTGTGAGAGAAACTTTTCACGCTGTAAGTTTCTATGGCTCCCTGCGAGAGGGCCTGATACATAATAAAAACTCTGCCACCGTGTCGTACATATTCATGGCACCAAGCGATTTGGTACTTATCAAGCTTCGGTTCCTTGCTAGTATTAGATTTCAATTCTATCCAAAAACTGTTGCCTAAACCAACTCCATGAACGTCTGGAATACCATTGATGGTAGAGCTTTCTATCCTTGTAAAATGTATGTTTTTTATATTCTTCTTGATACGATCAAACAGCTTAGATTCACGTTTTCTTAAAGCCATTATAAACAGGTCAAGGCAAGGAATAAAATGATGATTATCCAAAAAGAAAAACCAATCATGCTAGAATTTATTTTCATATTTTTTTGATTTCCTCAATGACAGAATTAGGTATAATTGTACTATTTCCTATCTCGTCTATGTCACCTTTTGCATTTAAACTGTAATCTCCAAACACTCTTGTAACACCTTTGGATTGACTAAACAGATGACCTTTCGTAACACACTTTGGCAGTTCAGAATCTTCCAGCTCTTTCAGGGATCTCCAAGAGGAATCACTACAAATATCTACCCACGTTATTTCAACAAGCGGGAAACGAGATTTCCAATCTTTAGCTTTTTTAT